GTATCCGCTACAATACCAGCTAATCGGTTGTGGTATTTTTCTCTTTGTTTTTCTGTAGGATATCGGGCGGGCCATATACGAACTTGGTATCCCCGTTCAGGCAACAATTCGTATAGACTCATTTCTGTTTGAGGAGTACCTAAGTACAGTATGCGTCCCTCTGGTTTTAGTATAGCATCAAATTCCTTTACTGCTTCAGAGATCTTGTCTCTCATAGTTTGAGTAGCAGAGTTGTTAGGAATCTCTATATCATCAGCTACGATAAGATCTGCACGACTACCAGCTAACTGACCTGTGATACCTACAGACTTTACAGAAGGACTGTGGGAGGCTTTAGTCGGACCCACATCGAAAGATATTTTTGACATACGTTGCCCCTCCCTTGGACGGAGATGGGCAAGGAGAGGCATTTCGTTTATCAGCCGTTGCGTGAAAGTAGAAAAGTCATCCGCACGGATTTTACTGGCACTGACTACCAGTATCTTCTTTTGTGGGTCCAACAATAACGTGTGGCAACAATAGGCACTTGTAATATAACTCTTGCCTACACCACGGAAAGCTTCAATAACACTACGTTTAACATCAGATTGTATGTATGCTGCCATATCATACTGAACTGGAGTAGGCTCTGGAAGGTTCAGATGCTTCCACACAACAAAAAGAAAGTTGCGGAAGTCTCTCAGTTCATCTGCTATCATAATCTTTTAACTCCGTCCGTTGTATGAATAACTATATACTTAATTCTGGATTAGGTCTTAACCCAAGTTCATTAATACAAACATCAGCTAACCTGCTATATTCGTCTTGCATGGGTTTACCTGACTTTTTTTCTATCTCATCATACGTATAAAGTATCCTGGTTTTATCTAAGATACAATCACAGACCATTCCATTGACCTGGGGTGACTGAGGACTCTTCATGTTGGCTCCTTGATAACACCCCATCCAGAGCATTCTAATCTGCTGTGTCGTGAAGGAACCCTTGGTTTTAATACCTAACGTAGTATTGGGAAATAAAAGAGCCGCTATAAGGGCTGTATGAATTAATATATACTTTATCATTCTTTCTTTTTTATTTTCAATCCGTGCTTGACAGGCTTCTTTTTTATATATTTATTCATAATGCTTTGTACTTTCTTAATGTCAATAGACGGATCTTTAGTTTTTAAAGCTGTTAAAACTTGATTTCTCCTTGAAATATTTTCTATCTTAGGAGTTATCTGTTTTAACTTTTTAATATCATCTGGAGTTAAATCGTGTTGTTTTAATAGTGTACGTAATAAAGACACGCTATCCCCTTCCTTTAGTAAATATCTTCTTAACTATGTGTAACAGACTACGCTTTTTTACAGGTTTAGCCACGACAGGTTTTTTAGCACTACTTATTTTGTCTCGTGCTAGTTTTATTTGTTTAGCGTATGCTGAACGAGCTTCGTCTGTTATAATTCCTTGTAATCTTTGGTTGCTTCCTTGTAAATTAGTCGAACCTCCGTACATATCTTTTACATCCATTCTTACGTTTTCAACCAGTTTTTTTGAATTAGAATCAATACTTGTAAGAAATCCTTGTTTATCATAAAAATCCTGACTAGGCGGTATTCTTTTACGTATTGACGGATTTTCAACTAAACGGGCTGACATACTTTTAGGAAGACCTGGAGTTCCTGGCACTAATTTAAAATCAGGATTTTTTTGTAAAGCCGCAGTGAACGTACCTTTTGTTACATTTTTAACAAGACTTGGAGATTTTGAAGTTTCTAATAATGTTTGACGACTTCCTGAAACAATTTTATTTTTCAAAAACTCTCTATATGCTCTACCTCTTGGTGTAATCTTGAGTGTCGTAGGAGCCACAGGCTTAACAGGAGTAACCTTTCCTGAAGAACCTATGTTACCTATAGTAGCTAAAGAACCAGCACCTACTATCTTTAAGAATGTCCTACGTTTCACAGGGTCCACTACTGACCTCCTCTTATTTCTATTAATTTCTTTTCTTTACAAACGCAAGGATCTTGGTTACACTCTTCGCATATATTGTCAACCATGTTACGTTCTCTCATACCCATTGATTGTTGATAACTAATTCTCTGTTCTCGTTGTTTAAGAGATTCTTGTTTCATCGTGTGTTGGAAAAGGTATAGCGTCAATCAAACTTTTAAATGGAGTATTGTCAACTGGAAGTGACTCAATGTTATTATCTTTGAGAAACTTTACGGCAACTGCGAGATCTGCTGGTTTAGCTTCACCACTCTTAATACGATCTAGTAACTCTTGAGCTACTGCGGTATGGAGTGTGGATAGTGTTTCGTGTGTTGAAGACATCATCTATCTCTTAATTGGTTTAAACTTGATTGTATAATTTTACTTACGTGTTTTGCACGGCCTTTACGTTTTAATTTATTAAATCTTTTATTTCCATGTTTACCGACTCTTTCATTAGCATCTATCACATTCATAGTTGTGTCATAAGCGGCTAAAACATTTAAAGCCCCTCCTCCTACTTTAGTTCCTATACTAAGAGCGTTTCTAACAGGTACTGGTACTGTATTCCATAATTTACGTATTGGTCCAACTCTGGGTTGTTCAATAGCCATTGACGTTTTCATATTCTTTACAGGAATCTTAACAGACTGTCTTGCATTAGCAATAAGCTGTTTACCTTTGTTTATTGAACTGAATATGTTACGAGCCGATTGAGCTAATTCTTTTTTGGAAGTTTTAAGTTGCTTGTTAGTCTTGACACTTTGAGCAATACGTTTAGCACTTATGTTAATAGGAATACTTAGGTCAGCCATAGATGGAGCTTGGTTTCCTCCAGCATCTATTCGTTTTTGAATACCTTGTGGTGATCCTATAGAATCCTTTTTACCCATAGAAGTGAACCAACGTATATTCTTTTTACCCATGTAATCCTTCTTGGTATACAGTTTTTCCGTTATTTTTTACAGCAGTCATTGCTTTTTTTCTGTTGCTTCCATCACGATTATATGATACATGAACCCATCCACTTGTAGGTTCACCAGCAGTGTAGAACTCCAGTATTAATTGGTCAAAGTCCAGATTGCTGTTAATCCATTTGGCTAACTCAAAGTTATCTACAGCAGGACATTCAATGTCTGCCGCCATACCCTGCACATGCTGACTTGAATCCGAACTTCCGATCTTGCGGTTTAACTCAAGTACACGTAGCCCAGAATTAATATCGACTCTACCATGTTCATCACGAATGGGTTGTAGTACACAATTACATAGTGCTGTAAGGTTTACTATTTGTTCAGTATTAGGGCTATTGTCAATGTCATTCCGCATAGCAGTTTGACTTTTAGTCAACTCTTTGAGACTAAAATTTTTACTTAGTTTCATATATTATCATCACATGAACAGGGGTACGCTAAACAGTCAGGACATATAGGATACTCCTTGTCCTCTACTTCTTTCTCTTTTATTTTGTAGTCTCGCCAATCTCCGTCTGTAAAACTCATTATCCTAAGAACTCTTTAACAGACTTAAAACTATTTTCTGGCATTTCGTCAACTACAGCATCTATCATTTTCATTTGGTCTTCACTAAGGTTATCTTCCATAACTTTAGCTACGTGTTCTTTGGCTAATGATTGTGCTTGGTCTACGACTAACGATTGGATTACATTAAGGAGTAACGCTGGAATCATCTTCTTCCTTTGGTTTAGTTGGTTCTGGGTTATGTTCAGGCTCATCGTGTGCTACCTCAAACCAATGTTTTCCCAACATACCTATGATGGGTAGGAATGCACCGAAGGCCAGGTTAATAAGGTCTTTACTAGACTGAGCTAGTTCATCAGGCTTGTTTACCATAGTAAATACTAACCATCCGAATAGACCGAAGGCAAGTAACGATATAAGAAATCTTGCCCAAAATCTAAGTTTCATAAGCTGTATATGCGGGTCGTCCTTGGGTTTCCCACCATTCTTTACAGTTGTTTTCTCTGTTACTGTTTCCATTATTCTATAGGTTTAGGGATTGCTAAAGTAGACATTTGCTTTATAATTTCACTTTTATTTCCTCCTGATGCTTTCATAGCTTTTATTTTTAAATCCGATCTCTTTTTTCTTACTCTAAATTGAGCAGATTTCTTTATCTTATCTCTATATAGCTCATGTCTTTCGTGATCCAGAACTCTTATTTTTGTTTGATTCTTTTCTGTTTTTAAGGAAGATTCAATCTCAGATATACGTTTATCAATTTTTTCAATTTGTTTATTAAAGTAGTTCGGATTAAAGCCTTTTTTTTCCATTACTTTCTACTTGTAATCTCTTTGATTGCTTGTGTATTGGCTTCCAATGCCAGCTTGATCTGAAGAATAGCATCCGAGGATCTCTCGATCATATCCAAGAGTCTACTATCGTGCTCTTCGTCTTTCTTCCAGAACTCTTCTCGTTCTTTCTTTGCTAGTTCACTCTGATACCTAATGAACCAGAATGCAGCTATGATGACACAGGCAGGTATGCCTAGGTCCATAACCATCTGATATAATGTGCTTACTTCTGGCATAACTTCTGTTGCTTGTGTTGGGTAGTTATAGTATTGCTGATCCGCAGGGTTTACGTGATGTCCACTCATGTTGGCTTTGGATATTTATCTTTTACTGCTTTAATCTTAGCTTTCCAACCATCCATATCGTGGTAAATCTGATCTAGCTGTTCAGGGATTGGGTCGTAAGCAACGGCTCGGTCACGTTGGTATTGTGTTTTTTTATCTTCCTCCTCAAGACGTTTTAACTCATCCTCACATTCTTGCTTTGTTGGAATTTTTGTATTTTCATCTTGCCAAATTATGTCTTCATACTTGTCAGACATCATAGTATATGAAGAATTTTTTCTAAGTGATCCAATTGCTCTCATATAATTCATGCTTGCACCTCAAAAATTGTTAATGTAGAGGTTCCAAGGACAACGTGGGTATTATTGTCGTTAGCTTCACTTCTGTTTATGTAAATATTACTATTACTGTCAATGTAAGTGCATCGCCCAGCTATCTTAACAGTTATTGATGTCGTACTAGGGGTCCAAAGATAACTAACAGGGTTATTACTTGTTAGATAAACACCACTAGAGCCTGTACTCATTGGGGCAAGACCTGCTGTAGCATTACGTTGATTTCCAGTTCCTGTTGTATTTTGATAAATTATGTTAGTACCATCAGTTATATATAATACTCCATAATCATCTTGTCCAAAACCAACCATAACATTTCCTGTAATCCATACTTTATTACCACTTGTTATAGTCATAGAACACGAAAGGTTTGTGATATCTGTAGTGCTATTACTGTAATTAATAGTTTGGAATCCATTAAAAGAAGCACTTGCAGTTTGAAGGATATGACCAGCAGGAAAAGTTACATCATTATGCAAAGTTACCGCACTTGAACTAAGGGTTGCTAGTGTCTTAGTTGCTGATCCGTCTTTAATGGTATTAGCATTAAGCGTATTATTCCCAGAACCATCGGTACTCAAAACAGTGTTCTGAGTTCCTGTTTTATTTTTTATAGTATCTACTTCGATAATTGAAGGCATTGTGGTTACTCTGGTTTAGGATGATCCGTTTTTACTTTCTGCAACTTGT